TGCATCGTCTCCTGCATCATATGCAGTTCCATGAGGAAGACCAAATACTGCAGAATCAACCCAAGTAGTTCTTCTAAAAAGAGTACTTGCATTTGTAAACCATATAGGTCTTTCACTTGTTGAATCTAAGTAACTATAATAAACTGATCTATCTACAACATTAGAGTTTTCAGTTGGGTAGAACCATATAATTTCTCCAAACAAGTTATTAAGACCACAATATATTAATTGATTTGAAGTTTTATTGAGGTTATCATAAACATAATCCTCCACTAAACAGTCCATTGATTCTAGTTTACCAGTAAATCTAAAGAAACCATTCTCAGACATCCAGTAAGCTGCTCCATCCACCTCTACGGCTGCGTTCATTCCTATTAATCCACAGTTTGTTCCTACCTGTTCGTAGGCGAAAGTAAATGGAGTCCCTACAAAACGCATGGTGAATAATGAGGTATCCGTCCATACATAAATTGCATTTCTTCCTAGTTTAGCTCCCATGATCCGTGATCCGGCAGCCAGTCTTTGTGTGCCAGCGCTATTGATTGCTGTTGGTGTCCAAGTATTTATATCCTCTTGAGAAGAGAATCTTATAAACATTTCATCTTGAGTAGCTGTATTACCTATCTCTGTTTCTGTTCCCAATAAAACTAAGTGACGGTCAGGTGTTGATACTAACATGTCTCTTGAAGCTGTGGGCGCTCCACTAATAATAGTTGCTCTTGTAGACGTTGCACCTGTTGCATTTGAATCCCATTCGAATACAGCGCTGTTATGAATTAAAGCAATAATATTATCTCCTAAATTATCAATCGACCATAGTCCTGGATCTGTAACTTTATCTGTGTTAGATGAAGCTGAGCCCCATCCAGCCCAAGCTGGCCCTGAAGCGTCATAAACTTTAATACCTGTACTAAAAGCTTTCCCTGTATCTCCCGGGCACCCTGCTCCTCCAGTTCCTGTTCCCGTTCCAAGAACTCCTCTAGTAACTCCCGTAAGGTCATTACCCGAAACTCCTGTGTAAGAAATTAATTCACTAGTAGCTATTGTTCCAATTGTGTTTCCGATGTAGGCATAATTAGTTCCTGCGGTAGGAAAACCTGTAGTACTTGCTAGCGTAATACTAGTTCCACTTCCTCCGGTTCCAGCACAGTCGGCACTTAATGATCCATTTAATGTTGTTTGACTTGAAGCTAAAACGTTACCGCCCCATAAGGATATACCATAACCATAAGCTCCAATTTGTTCAGCCGGTCCTATGTGGTAGTATCTATAATAAGTAATTCCTCCAGAAGCTGTTGCACCGCTTCCTGTTTCTTTATCAGGTAATGTAATAGTAAAATTATCTGCGTCTACAACAGATGTAACCATAAATTTTTTATCACAAAAATCTGCAGCCCCATAATTAGAATTAGTTATCGCACTGAAGGTAGCTGTAGCCCCAAATAAACATATGTCACCGGCTACAAAGCCATGTGATGTAGATGTAATGGTAACTTCATAAGCATTATTAACTGTAGTAAATGCATTTGTAATAGCTGTTCCTGAGGGATTAACTAAAGGTGTAATGTCATAAAAGACACCACCTGTGTAAGCATATAAAATTCTGTTGGTTCCTATAATGGAATATTTAATAGAAGCTTTAGTAACTATGTGATGAGTTTTTCTAGCCGCACCAGTAAGTTTGTTTTCACCTAATTGTTGCCAGCCTCCTATTTTTTCAGGAGTACCATATCTAAACCTAACGTTTTCACCGCTTTGCCATTGAGCCTCTGCTCCTGTGGGTGTGACTTGTTTATTGAATCCAGGTAAAAAACCTATCTTTTGTAACATATAACCTCATTATAATACTATTTTACAAATGCTGGTAGTCCTAGCATAGGTCTACCATCAAATTTGTTTTTTTCAGCAAATGGGCCATTCACATGATTATAATGTAGAAATACTTGACCGCAAATGTTCCCGTCAAAAGGCTCTCGCCAATGTTCGAGTTCGCATCCACTATATACTAGCATATCACCAACATCAAGTAGGACTTTTGTGCCTTGAGGGGCGTTAGGTTTATGTATATTTTTATGTTCATCTATTACATTATCGGCTCCTGTACCATCTATAAATATAGGCCAGGGATCTCCGGCTAAATTAATAGTTGTTGAAATTTCACAGCTAGGTCTATCTTTATGTCTTTTTAATTCGTCCCCATGTTTATATAACCTGGCGTAGGAATAAGTAGGACATAGGTTTAGCGCGGTTTCATTTTGCATTACGGGTAATACTTTTACCAGTAAAGTCTCCATTACAGGGTCAGCGTAATGAGAATAAGTATTTGGAATTTGTTGATCTTTCCATGTACCCAGCATCCCAATGTCATAGGTGAGGTTATTTTTATACATCCAATCAACTGCATCCCGTTTAAGTAGAAAATAGTTAAAGATAAAGTTAGCTAGCTCATAGCTAACTGCTTTTTTAATTACTTGATATTTATTAAATTTTTCCATTTCTTTGATAATTCTTAGGCATTACTTCATATATAATACCATCTTCTTTTTTAATTTCTAGTCCTTCTTTACTATGAAATACATCTTCTATCTCTTTTTCTGTATGAAGAATTCTTCCATTTAAATTATTATCTTGAGGATTGTGTAATTTTATAACACAGGGAATTTTTTTAATTCCTAGTTCTTTAGCGATGACCATGCGATTATTGCCAACTGTTACTTTAAGGGTGCCGTCCTTTAATTGATTAATATACACAGGATCTCTCATACCATATTGAGTAATAGATTCTAATAAAGTATCATGGAATTTTTGTTCTATACCATTAACAAATTCTGGTCTTGTAAGATGGGTAATATCTTCTACGGGTAATTCTTTATAAACTAAACCGGTCATTGAAAACCCTCCTGTATAAAATTAAAACTTACCGATATTCTTATATCATTTGATTGATTTGGTTCAACACAATGCAATAACCATGCAGGAAATATAATAATTCTACCTGGTACGGGATCTAGGTGTACTTCTCTCCATAAATGTTTTGGTCCTGGCTCCTTTATTCTTACAGGCAGCATTAACTGTACGCCTGGTCTTGGATCATTTACAACTAATTTACCTGCTCCAGGTTGAGACCTTACATAATATACACCACTAAATAAACAATTAGGGTGTACGTGGGGTCTGTTATATCCACCAGGATAATTTATGTTTGCCCACATATTACCTAGTCTAGGGTTTCTATCTAAATGTTGATCTTCCCATACGTGCTTCATAGCTACAAAAAGTTGATCCACTAAAGGTTTATATTCTGGTTTTTTATGCATATCCGCTTGAGAATGCCATCCCTTAACATTTGTTTTTTCTACTCCTTTGTCCTGCTTAGACCATTCGAGAATATCTTGTTCTAGTTTATAATTATCTAATTTAATATCACAGCCATAAACAGTGGTGGGAAAGAAGTGTTCTTTAAAAAGCATAACTAAACCATCCTGTAATAATTGTTTTAGATTCCGTCTGACTTATTTGACCTCGATGGGTATGAGTCCAGATAGCAGGCCATATTAAAGTTAAACCTTTATTTGCTGGAGCCGTTATATTTTGATATTTAAATTCAGTTCCTCCATCTTTAACATTATTTAAGTAAGTCATAAAAACTAAGTGTCTTTTAATATTCTCCTCATGACCTGTATTTTCCCAGTGCCATTTATAATAACCTTCATTAGGTTGGTAGTGTTGTATTTTAATATTGTTTTCAATGTTAAAAGGATGTACGTTTTTTGCCTCTGTAAATGCTAGAAGATGGTTATTACAACATTGATGTAAACATTTTAAATAATCTGGAAGATGAAAATCTATTACAGGCACGGGACAAAACATCTCTGTTCCTTTTTTTACTTCTTCGTTCACCTTAGGTTTGGACCCTACTTGACTTGGATACTTTTGATCGGGATGGTCATTAAAAAATTTTATAACCTTGTCACAAACAGTTTCAGGAATATAGAACCCCTTTATAAAAGTGCTGTCATCGAATGGATGTTCGATCATCTAAAAGGTGTTCCCCCAAACCACACCACTAAAGATTGTCTCACTCCTCTAGTTACTGGTTTAACCCTATGATTAATAAAAGAAGCGAAAGCCAGCCCCTGTCCTTGTTCCATAGGTTTCGCAGTGCTCCTTCCTCCAACTTCTAATTCTCCTCCTTCAAATTCTGAGGGATGATTTAATAAAACAGTCATAGAAATTTTTCTAACCGGAGGCTCCTGGGTCATAACTAAATCGCAATCCATATGCCAATCATAGAATCCTCCTGTTGGGTATTCGGTAAACTGAGCTTGTTCGGTAATTCTAATATCTTCAAAACCAAAATGATTGCGATTTGCTCTTTGCATAAAGCTATCTAAATGTTCGTACATAGGCGTCATTTCTTTAAATGGTATCCAGCTAATAGTAGTCACCCTTTTCTTAGTATTGACACCTCCTCCAGGTTTATCCATACCAACTTGAGCTTTTTGAGGAGGTTGACGTCTACCAGATTCAATAATCTGTCTACATTGATCTGGTGTAAAAATAGGAGTAGTGGTTTCAATTATCCAGCTTTTCCATTTAGGTTCGGTTATAATTTTATTCTCATACATTAAGTTGCCCCTCTATTTTTAATAGGATCAAATAAAACATCCATGTTGGCTGCAACAGTTAATCTTTCTCCTGGTCCATTAAAAGGATAAACACAGTGTCTTATATCGTAAGGAAAAATAAACAAGTCTCCTGATTTTATATTGGCCGGTTGATAATCCATGTTTGCAAACATACCAGAAGAAGAGCCTAATATCATTAACTGGCCATTTAAGGGCTCGTGTGCGGATGAATATTCTACTCCATAACTTTGAGGTACATCTACAATAAGAACTGAAGATAGCCCTGTAAATAAATTTCCTTGATGAACATGAACAGGATTGTATTCATGTTCTCTCATTTTGTTAATCCATACAGAACATAGGGTACATGTATAATCTCTAATTTTATTCCACTTTAAATAATGGTTAAACGCCATATAATAAAAATCAATTATTTGCTTAGATAAAAAGTTATGCGGATATATCTTCTTTTCTGGAACATCTGGTCCGTCATAAAAAAAAGATTTTTCATTATTAATTTTTCCTACTAATTGAGGGTTAGCCGGAGGCATTTCATTACATTTATCTCTATATATATTTTTTAATTGGGCCATTATGTCAGCCGGTACGTTATAGCGTAAGACTGTTTGACCTAATACTACTATGCTAAAGTCCATTCTTTTCCTCATCTAACTTAACTTCGGTGTAAGTTTTAGCACCTTCTCTTATAGTTGAAACTTCCTCATTCGGTAAAATTTTTATAGGAAATTCTTTTAGACTTAATTCAACGCCAGCTAAGTATCTATTGTTTCCGTAAACCACTTTATATTTATCCCCTTCTTCAACAACTAATAATGGATTAATGATAGAACCGGTCTTCTTTATATGATCCCTTACTTTTTTGTATAGATCATTTTGTCTCTGATTTTCCGGTTGCATCTCCAGCTGTCTGTTGCGTAGAAATAGCTTCTCTCTTTTGACTTTCAAGTATACCTCTTTCTTTTTTAAGTCTTTCAATGGATTCCAATTGACCTAATACATTAAACACTTCTGGCTGACTTGAACCAGCTGTTAGGGTCTCTTTTCTATTTTGCATTATTTTATGATAAGACTCTAATTGATGTGCATTAACATTTCCTTTATCGAACGAGCCATCATCATTTTCTTTTTTAATTTTTGACCAGAGTTTAATTTCTCTCATACGATCTCTAGCAACTAACTGCATATTTGCTAGACCATAAACTTCTTCGTCTAAATCTATTTTATACTTTTCTAATTTGTATTCGTCTTTTTCTGTTTCTAATTTTTTTTCTAACCATTTAATTTTTGCTTCTTTTCTTCTACAATCAAAAGACAAAGTCATTAAATTTTCTAGATAGACATTTTGTTCTCTTACACATTGCCAATATTTAGAAGCTTTATTTGGATATTTAAAATCATTTAAAACTGAAAACCTCATTTCAGTTTCAGTTCTAAAAATTTGTTTCTTAGTCCAAGTGTCTCGAAGCTCTTCTATCATTGATTTAAATGCAGAAACATCTTGTGGGTCTAATAAGTTATTTAAAGCCGGAGCTTCTTTTTCTATAAGCGCATGTATATTTCTTTTTTCTGTCATAATAATCCTTTCATAAACTATATTATAATACTGGACTTAAAAGTCAAGTATTACGATGCTGTAACAGTAACAGTCGTCGCCGCCGCTGCGCTATATTCTTCCACATCATTTGATGATGTAGGGGGAGCTGCTCCAGGGTAAGAGCCTGCGAAAAAGCCTGCGCCGGCAGTTCCAGTTTGACATGTGGTTCTAAGCCTATAATTTGGTAGTGCAGGTATTCCTCCAGCAGCCCAACATGTCCCATCCCATTCTTGA